TCTGTCAGGTTTGGACGGAAGGTGAAGAACCTCATGGAGATGCCGGATTACCAAGGTATCTTTGATGTCAAGTTAAGGTCGGATAGTAAGGCGGCGTATCGGTGGGAGACGGATGACGGTGGTGAATATTATGCGGCTGGGGTTGGCGGGTCGATTGCGGGTCGCGGTGCTGATCTTTTCATCGTTGATGATCCGCACTCTGAGCAGGATGCGATGTCGCCTACTGCTCTTGAAAATGCGTGGGACTGGTACACATCGGGTCCACGACAGCGTCTTCAGCCGGGTGGTTCGATTATTCTGGTAATGACCCGGTGGGGTGAGAAGGATCTGACAGCACGTTTGTTAAAGCAGTCGGCGATGGACCCGAAGGCTGATCAGTGGGAGGTGGTCGAATTTCCTGCGATCTTGGACAGTGGCAAGGCTTTGTGGCCTGAGTACTGGAAGCTGGAGGAACTTGAGAAGATCAAGGCTTCGATTCCGTTGCAGCAGTGGAATGCCCAGTACCTCCAACAGCCGTCCTCCGACGGTTCGTCCATTATCAAGCGCGAGTGGTGGCAACCTTGGGAGCATGAGAAGATCCCTCGTTTGCATTATGTCATGCAGTCTTATGACACGGCGTATTTGAAAACGCAGACGGCTGACTTTACAGCGATTCATACGTGGGGTGTGTTTTATCCGAAGGAGGACAGCCCTCCGAACGTGATCTTGATGGATGCGAAGAAGGGTCGGTGGGAGTTTCCTGACCTGAAGAGGATTGCGTATGAGGAGTACAAGTACTGGGAGCCGGAGGTAATCCTTGTGGAAGCGAAGGCGGCGGGTATGCCGTTGACACAGGAATTACGAGCGTCGGGCATCCCTGTTGTAAACTTCACGCCAAGTCGCGGGAACGATAAATTCAGCCGAATGAATTCTGTCGCGCCTCTGTTCGAGGCGGGATTAGTGTGGTATCCTGAAACAAGCTGGGCGGAAGAAGTCATCGAAGAGATGGCTACTTTTCCATTTGGCGAACACGATGACCATTGCGATGCAGCGACACAAGCGTTAATGCGTTTCAGACAAGGCGGCTTTCTTTCTCACCCTGAAGATTACGAGGTTGAGAGGCAGGAGCGTATCGGGAAAAGGGTTTATTACTGATGTCTATGCAACCATATAACAATATCGGTACGCCCCTTGGTGGTCCAGTTGACGACATGATGGACGACGAGGACATCAGCGGCCTTCCTGAGATCGACGATGAGGCCGAGGTTGAAGAAGAGAACACCGAGGTCGAAGACATCGAGTTTCAGGCAAATCTGGCAGAGGTCCTAGATGAGGCGGTCATGAAGAAGATCGCCTTGGATCTGGTAGACCTGATTGAGAATGACGACAGCAGCCGAGAAGAGTGGAAGAAGGTCTATGAAGAGGGGATGGTCCTCCTCGGTCTGACCTTTGAGGAGCGTTCGGAACCTTTTGAAGGTGCCTCCGGCGTGACCCATCCTATTTTGAATGAGGCTGTGACACAGTTCCAAGCACAATCGTACAAAGAATTGCTGCCACCGGGCGGTCCTGCGAGGGCGGCGATCATCGGAAAGGTGACACCTGAGCGTGAAGCACAGGCGGAGCGTGTAAAGGCGTACATGAATTACCAGATCACTCAGGTCATGGAAGAGTATGACCCTGATTTTGATCAGATGCTGTTCTATGTTGGATACGGCGGCAGTACCTTCAAGAAGGTGTATTACGACACATCTCTGGAAAGGGCGACAAGTCCGTATGTTTTGCCGAAGGATTTGATCGTTCCGTATCTTGCAAGAGATCTGATGACGGCGGAGCGCGTTACACACGTATTACGTATGAGCAAGAATGAACTCCGCAAGCAGCAGGTGAGCGGATTTTATCGGGACGTGGACCTCGGAGAACCGGCGGAGAACGAGCGCGACCAGATCCAAGAGCGGTTGGACGATATTTCTGGCAGGGAACCTACGGGCGACAGCGAAGAATACGTCTTGTACGAGTGCCACTGCAACCTTGACATTGAGGGTTTTGAAGACGCGGACGAGGACGGAGAACAAACTGGCATCAAATTGCCGTACATTGTTACGTTCGACCCTGATTCGATGGAGATTTTGTCCATCCGGCGCAATTATCGTGAAGACGACCCGAAGAAAAAGAAGCGTCAGTACTTTGTTCACTATAAGTTCCTTCCGGGGCTTGGTTTTTACGGTTTTGGGCTGGTTCACCTTTTGGGGAATTTGTCAAGATCTTCGACCTCCATCCTCCGACAGTTGATTGACGCAGGGACACTTTCCAATTTGCCGGGTGGATTTAAGACAAGGGGCCTCCGAATGGAGGACCAAAGTCCTATTCAGCCCGGAGAGTGGCGTGATGTCGATGCTCCGGGTGGTGCATTGCGTGAAGGGCTGATGCCGCTGCCGTATAAGGAGCCTTCTTCGGTACTTATGCAGCTTTTGGGCTTCTGTATTGATGCCGCGCAGAAGTTTGTGGGGACCACGGACCTTGGAATGGGTGACTCCAATCAGGAAATGCCTGTTGGAACGACGATTGCGTTGCTGGAGCGTGGTTCGAGGGTCATTTCTGCTGTTCACAAGCGGTTGCACAACGCCCAGATGCAGGAATTGAAGCTGCTGGCGCAGGTTTTTGCTGATTCGCTGCCACCTGAGTACCCATATGAGGTAATTGGCGGCGAACAGACGATTATGGCTGCTGATTTCGATGGTCGGGTGGACGTAGTTCCTGTCAGCGACCCGAATATCTTCTCTATGACGCAGCGGATATCGCTTGCACAGCAGCAGTTGCAGTTGGCACAGGCTGCACCGCAGATGCACAACCTTTACGAGGCGTATCGACGGATGTACTCGGCCCTCGGAGTGCAAGACATTGATCTTGTACTACCTCCTCCCCCTCCGCCACAGCCTGAAGACGCTCTTTTGGAGAATGCACGGGCGTTGGTGATCCCAACTGGCGGAAATCCACTAAAAGCGTTCCCTGATCAGGACCATATGGCTCATATGCAAGCACATATTGCATTCATTCAGATGCCGATCATGCAGACATCCCCTGCTGTGTACGGCGTTTTGCTGTCTCACATCTTGGAACACGCTTCATTGGCTGCACAACAGATGGTTGTGTTGAAAATGCAGCAGCAGATGGGCGCAAGTATGCCTAATCTTGATCCTGTGCAGATGGCGACAGCTATTGCAAAGGAAGAAGCGCAGTTGATGGGCCAGTTGATGCAGCAACTTGTTCCGCCACCACCACAGGGTCCAGATCCGTTAATTCAGATCCAGCAGCAGAACTTGCAGCTTAAGGCTCAGGAATTGCAGCAGAAGGGTCAAGAAAGTCAGGCGCGTCTGGCATTTGACCAGCAGAAGCTGGCAAAGAAGGACGCTTTGGACCGCGAAAGATTGCAATCCATGGAAGATGTGGCACAATTACGTGCAAATGTCTCACTTGAACGCGCTAGACAGTAAGGGATCACGGTTATGGGTTTTGCAGGTGGCGTAGATTCTGTTGCTGGGGACACGGTTGCGGACAGCAAGTCTGATTCTGGGTACTCAAGAGTAAACGAAAGCGGCGGTCGAGATGCTGTGTCTAAGTCTGATATGGATCAAAAAGCAAGAGAAAAAGCTGCTGCTAAGTCTGGAGAAGAACGTCGCGCTAAAGACGCTCAAAGGGCTGCGGACGATGCTCGCGCTAAAGCAACTCAAGACGCCGTTAATAAGTCTGCTGCGGACAAAGCTGTCAAGGATGCCGCTGATAGAGAAGCAGCCTCTCAAAAGGCTCGCGCTGAAGCTGCTACCAAAGAAACTGCAAGGGTAGCAAAGGAAGCTGCGGACAGAGAATCCGCTTCTCAAAAGGCCCGTCTTGACGCCGCAGTCAAAGAAACTGCAAGGGTAGCAAAGGAAGCCGCTGATAGGGAAAAGGCGCAACAACAGGCAAGATTAGATACATCTAAAAGAGTTACCACGGAGACCATGGTAGATAAGGCAACAGGTAAAATTATTACCGTTGAGTCTAAGGGAGACCCTAACGCTAAAAACCCAAACTCTTCAGCGGAGGGCCTTGGTCAGTTCACTAACGATACGTGGGTGAGTATGATTTCAAAATATCGTCCAGACCTAATGGTGGGTCGAACCGAGGCTGAAGTTCTGGGCCTTAGAACAGATCCTGCGCTTTCTGTTGAGATGACGAAAAACTATACTCGTGAAAATGCCGAAGGTCTTGCAAAAGCGGGCTTCCCTGTAAACGAAAGCACCCTGTACCTGTCCCATTTTCTAGGTCTTGGTGGTGCAAAGAAGATGTTAAATGCTCCCGCAGACGCTCTTGCATCTGAGGTGGCAGGAGGAGATGCTACAACAAGAAATCAATCTATCTTAGGTGGTACGAAAACCGCTGCGGATGTTTTGAGTTGGGCCAGCAAAAAGATGGGTGGAGCCGCATCATATGATGTAGCCGGTGTTACCAGCACCACTCCAACCAGCACCACTCCAACCAGCACTACTTCAACCAGTCCAACCCGTGGGATAACGGTAGATGCAGGGAGTAAAGAAGCGGACTTACCTGCTGCGGAAGGAACTCCTGTCGGAGCCAGTATTGGTGTTGATGGATTTGGTAGGATGCCCCCGAAACCAGAGCCGACTTCTTGGTATGATAAGCTAGTATCAGTCTTTGATAGCACTCCTCAGATAGAAGCACTTGAGGACCAAAATCGTTTGGCGGGTGGTCTAACCAAACAGGAATATGCAGATTTATTTGCTGGCGGGGATTCTACAAAAGTTCAAAGCCGGATCGTGGACTACGGTCAAGGTCAGCAAGTTGATTACTATACTAAAAGTCTAGGGGACAAGTTTGGCGAGGCCGCTTCGGATCTTGGAAAAAGTATTTCCAATGCTGGAAAAGGCATTACATCCTTGTTTGGTGGCGAAACAAGCACGGCAATGCAACCTATAGTAATAGATCCATTTGCACCTACGGGATTTGGCCCCGGCGGAGATCTGACTAGGGAGCAGTACAACGAGCAATATGGTGGAAGTGACATTGCTACAAACCTGCCGCCTACAGGGACTTCCACAACACCAAAAACTCCGGTTGTTCCACCCGTCGTTCCTACCGAACCTGTTATGCCAACGGTCCCCAACTTTGCGGCGGCGCAGCAATACATTGGAACACCAACGGTAGCTACTCCGGGGTTTAACTTTTCGATGCCTTTTGCACCAAGGCCCCCGATTGATTTTGCAAACCTCGGACAGGCATATGCCCCAACTGCATTGGCGTCCGCGCCACCACAGCCTCTTCCGGGTATCCCCGGTGCTGCCTACGCCACCCCTTATCAACGTCTAGGTTAACAGGAGACTATTATGAAGTACCCAATTCCACGCGCTGCCACTAAGACACCATCCATTGAGACATCGCAGTCAATCGTTAATCAGGGGACAATCCCTTTGAAGAACGGCTCTGCCGTCGGAGTTCCGCCAGCACCGAAGGGTGAACAGACTGCCCGTGGCTTTGGTGCAATGCTCCGCCCTCAAAAGTACACTGTCAGCTAATATGGACCCTTTTACTCTCATTGCTGGAGCCACGGCGTTGTACAACGGCATTAAAGGTGCCGTGGACTCTGGTCATGAGATGCTGGACGTTGCCGAAAAGGTGGGTAGTTTGTTTGGGCGCATTGCCCAGATTACTCAGCTAACGTCCGGTAAGCGTAAGAAAAAACTATTTCAGTCGCAAGCTGAGTTTGAGGCCGAAGCTATCAAACTCTACACGCTGAAGCAGAAGGCCCAAAAACTTCAGTTGGATACTCGCAACTTATTTGTAGGCGCATACGGAGTTGCAGCATGGGCGTCTATTCAAAAAGAGGTAACGGAGATGCGTAAACAGGCAGCCCGCGAAGCCGCAGCCGCGCAGCGTGAAGCCGAAGAAAACCGGAAGGATCTGATCATGGGTCTTTGGCTCATCGGTGCCGTTATTCTGTTCTCCGTATGCGTAGGCATCGGAATGGTCGTGTTCACACACAAATGAAGTACTTTCTGGTAGCCATGATGATTGTTCTGACAGGATGTGAGGATCGGTACAGGTATCCGTGCCAAGACCCTAAGAACTGGGACGCGGCTGAGTGCAACCCTCCTATCTGCACCGCTTCTGGAACCTGTTCCGCAGACACCCTAAAACAAAACCCGTGCGGAGCCGTGGCGCGATGAGAATTAAAGAGGACGAACTACACGCTCTTTTGCAGTTTATCATTGGGATATCCCTATGTCTTACACTGACAGGAACTGTCTTTGCTGTCTTATATAGTCTAATATTTGTAGTCCAACCGATAGATGGACAGGCACCGAATGATGCGGAGTTCTTCAAGTTGATTGCTCCGATTGCTACGTTTCTGACAGGAACTCTGTCAGGGATCATGTTAGGTTCTAAATCCACTGGAGATAAAGATGGATCTTCTTAAAACATTCGGCCCTTTGATCGGGTCTGTCGCGCCAACTCTGGCAACAGCCTTGGGCGGACCCCTTGCTGGCGTTGCTGTCAAAGCCCTGTCAGAAGTTCTTCTTGGTCATCCCGACGGTAATGACAGTGACATTGCAACAGCCTTGTCTACGGCAACACCGGAACAGCTTGCCGCTGTAAAGAAGGTGGATGCGGACTTCAAGGTTCAGATGAGAAGTCTGGACATTGATCTGGAGAGGATTGCTGTCGATGACAGGAAATCAGCCCGTGACATGCAGAAGGAAACAAAGGACTGGCTCCCACGGGTGCTTGCCATTGGGGTGACCTTCGGTTTTTTTGGGATACTGCTGTACATTCTGGTTTACGGTCTGCCAGAAAAAGGCGGCGACGTGCTTTTAATGATGTTTGGTACACTGAGCGCGGCTTGGACCGGAATTATGGCGTTCTTCTTTGGCTCCTCCGCAGGTAGCCAGAAGAAGGATGCGATGATCCATAACTCAACACCGATTGGATAAGGAGATCATGTGGATAGTCTGTTCTTTGCTGACAGGGTTCTAAGGACATTTGCTGACAGAAAAGAAGTTATCAGGGAAGCGATCACAGAGGGCGCGGTTCCTGATTTCGTGGCATACAAGCAGCTTCGTGCAAAGTACGAAGTCTGGGTGGAAGCCGAATACGTAATACGCTCTCTGCTTAAACAGGAAGACAAGGATGAGTAGTTTAATACTGCCAACTCACGTTGCAGAAGCTATGAAGGCCCAGCCTCAGAATGTAGAGGCCCCAAAATCCGCACTGGAAGAAGCCTATGTGGCCTTGGAGGATCGGTATTTAGATCCAACCAAGATCCCCTCCAGTGTATTCGACCGATTACCAAAACCTACAGGATGGCGCATCCTTGTTCTTCCCTATCGTGGCATAGGTAAGACACGGGGCGGCATTCATTTGGCTGATGAGTATGTTGAGAGACAGACCCTTGCCACCGTCGTCGGGCTTGTTCTGGCAGTTGGACCAGACGCTTACGGGGACGAAAACAAATTCACCGCAGGTCCGTGGTGCAAGAAGAACGACTGGATTCTATTCGGTCGCTATGCGGGTTCACGCTTCAAGATTGATGGCGGTGAAGTTCGTATCCTAAACGATGATGAAGTCATCGCAACCATCGCTGATCCAGAAGACATCATGAATGTCTAACAGCGCATTAAGGAGTTACCATGTTTGAAGATGATGAAGACATTGATGTCACCGTTGTGGATGAAGAGTCGTCAGACGATGATACCGAAGAAGTTGAGGTAGAGGTTAAACCAAAACCAAAAGACGATGACGACGATGACGACCTAGCCTCCCAAAGTGAATCTGTCAGGAAGCGCATTGGTAAGCTGACTTATAAAGTCCGTGAAACCGAGCGTCGTGAACAGGCGGCACTGGACTATGCCAAGTCTGTCAAGAGCCAACTTGAGGCCATGCAGAAGCGTACATCACTTCTGGATCAGTCGTACACGACAGAAGCTGACACGCGGATCAAGGTCCAAGAGCAGCTTTACAAAGACCAATATCGGTCGGCGATTGACACTGGTGACACGGATAAGCAGATTGAGGCCAATCAGTATCTTGCAAAACTTGAACTGGAACGCGAGAAGATCCGCAACTACAGGTATCAACAGGAGCAACAGACGTTGTACGACCAACAGTCTGCCCAGCAAGTCGCTGCCCCTCGAAGAGAACCAGTTCCTGACGAGAAGGCCCAGCAGTGGGCGGAGCGTAATGAATGGTTCGGCTCTGACAAGGCCATGACATACACGGCCTACGACACTCACAATGATCTTGTTGCAGAGGGGTACAATCCTTCGAGTGATGCGTATTATCGTGAATTGGACAAGCGTATTCGGAATGATTTCCCGCATAAATTTGCCAAGGGAACCAAGCCTGTATCAGCTGTCGGAGGTGCGCGGCCCACCAGCGCACAAAAAACAAACAAGGTTGTCAAGGGTGACGACCTTTCCACTTCACAAAAAAAGATTGCCAAAGCACTGGGGCTGAGTTATGAACAGTACGCCCGGCAGGTAAATCTGAAGCAAGCAGAGAGAAACTGATTATGGATCGCTCGAAACGCGAAGATACCGTCCGCTCCAAGACCGTAAAACCTACGACTTGGAAACCACCGTCCTCTTTGGACGCGCCCCCCGCACCGGAGGGTTTTAGGCACCGTTGGCTCCGAATGGAGGCCGCAGGTGTTGATGATCGGAAGAACATGTCCGCACGACTTCGCGAAGGGTTTGAACTCGTTCGCGCCGAAGAATACCCAGATTGGGATCTTCCCACGATTGATAACGGCAAACATGCTGGCGTCATTGCAGTTGGGGGTCTTGTCTTAGCGCGTATTCCCGTAGATCTCGTAAATCAGCGTACTGCTTATTATAATCGCCAAGCGCAACAACAGCTTGACGCGGTTGATAACGACCTGATGAGAGATCAACATCCGTCCATGCCGATTATTAAACCTGAACGGCAATCAAGAGTCACTTTCGGCGGCAATCGTGCAGCCGAATAACATAAGGATCTAAGCAATGGCAAATATTGATGCCGCATTCGGGCTTCGCCCGTATCGTATGCTTGGAAGTGGTGCAAATACCAACGGTGATGTTGTTTACAACATTCAGACGGCAGCAACTGCTGGAACGTCTTCGGTAATCTATCAGGGTAGTCCTGTGATTCCGTTGGCGAACGGCATGATTGATATTGTCGGCGCGGCTTCTGGTGGTACAGTACCTCTTCTCGGTGCTTTTCTCGGCTGTAACTATATCGACCTGACGGGTAAGCCCCGGTGGTCGCCATATTGGCCCGGAACAGCTTCTGTCATGGCCAACTCAGTTGCCACGGCAACTATCTCTGCTCATCCTGATCAGGCGTTCTTGATCAACTGTAATGCAGCAGCGGCAGACAGCCTTGTTCACATCAACGCTAACTTTGCAACGGCAACTTCTGGTTCCACAACCTCTGGTTTGTCATCCGCTGAGTTGGCAGTTTCAACGGCAGACACGACCAACACTCTCAACCTCCGCATTTTGGGCTTCGAGGATACTCCTGCGAACTCCGATGCAGCGGCTGCTGGGCGTCTGGCCATTGTTCTGCTTAACAATCACTTCTACCGTTACAATGCCAATGGCACTGGCGCGGGTATTTAAGGAGTAATGAACCATGGCTATTACTCGTTCACAACTCCTCAAAGAACTGGAGCCGGGTCTTAACGCCCTTTTCGGTTTGGAGTACGACCGTTACGACAATGAGCATTCCGAAATCTTCGACACGGAAAATTCTGACCGTGCATTCGAGGAGGAGGTCATGCTCTCCGGCTTCGGCCAAGCCCCTGTAAAGGGCGAAGGCGCGGCCATCTCGTATGACACCGCTGGTGAAGCCTTCACTGCTCGCTACACCCATGAGACGATTGCTCTTGCATTCGCCATCACGGAAGAGGCAGTGGAAGATAACCTGTATGACAAGCTGTCGGCTCGTTATACCCGCGCTCTTGCACGGTCGATGTCCAACACCAAACAGGTGAAGGCTGCTTCTGTCCTCAACAACGCATTTTCCTCGTCCTATAAGGGCGGCGACGGCGTTTCGTTGATCAACAGCGCACATCCTACAACTGGCGGCGGTAACTTGTCGAACACGCTTGCAACTCAGGCAGACCTTAACGAGACTTCTCTCGAACAGGCTCTGATCGACATTGCAGCGTTCATCGACGAGCGTGGTCTGAAGATTGCCCTCCGTGGCATGAAGCTGATCATCCCATCTGCTCTTCAGTTCACCGCAGAGCGTATCTTGAAGTCGGAACAGCGTGTTGGTACTGCTGATAATGACATCAATGCGATCAAGACCGGTGGTTACATGCCACAGGGCTTCTGTGTTAACCACTTCCTGACCGATCCTGATGCGTTTTTCATTAAGACAGACGCACCAAATGGCATGAAGCACTTTGTCCGTAGCCCGATCAAGACGGCTATGGAAGGTGACTTTGAAACGGGCAACGCTCGTTACAAGGCCCGTGAGCGTTATAGCTTCGGTTGGTCTGATCCTCGCGCCATGTACGGTTCGCAGGGTGCATAAAATCTGTCACTGACAGAAATATGAAAGGGCTGGCCTTGTGTCAGCCCTTTTTTTATTGTAGAGTTTTGCAATCCCTGACTGCCACTGTGGCAGACAACCCAACGACAGGAGATCCTCATGGGTACGACGACATTTTCTGGGCCAATACGCGCTGGCACCATCAAATCTACAACGGGTACGACACTTGGCACAGACGTTAATAACGTCGGCGAAGTTGTTCTTTCACAGCACCAAGAAATCACACAGGCTACCAACGGCGCGTCTGCGGGCGTTTATACGACATCCATCGTAATCCCAGCGGGCAGCACGATCACAGGCATTCAACTTTATGTAACTGCTATCTGGAGCGGCGCAGCTACCACCCTTGGTATCGGAACAACGGTTTCTGCAACAGCACTTACGGCGGCTGCGGCAGTTGCGGGCGGTACACTTGGAATTATAAATGCTACGGCAGGGGCAGACGCAACCCGAATTGGTACTTGGATCAATGTCGGAACGTCCGATATTAGGATCGTGGTTACATCAACAAACACCGGCACGGGTACTGGCTTTCTAAAAGTGAACTACATTCAGCAGGGTACTTACGTTCCCTAATGTGATTTAAGGGGTGTCAATATCTGGCACCCCTTCCACTTATTTAAAGGATAGATCACATGGCTGATGCAGTAACTTCACAGGTAGTTTTGACGGCACAAGAACAGCCGTCATGAAATTTACCAACATTTCCGATGGAACTGGCGAAACTGCCGTACTCAAGGTAGATGTTTCTGCTTTGACATCAAGTGCATCTGGTTTAGCCTGCACTGGCGTAACTATTACAAAAATCCATGCCGCAACGCATGGCTTGGAAGTACAGATTTATTGGGATGCAACCACAGATGTATTTTGCTGGTGTGTGCCACAAAATTCTCAATACACGATGGATTTTGATAAGTTTGGCGGTTTGACTAACAACGCAGGCACTGGCGTAACTGGTGATGTATTGTTTAGCACTGCTGATGCTACTGCTGGTGACTTCTACACCATCGTCCTTGAGATGGTTAAATTTTACGGTTAATCATGCCAAGCAAATCACCAGCCCAACATCGTTTGATGGAAGCCGCCGCCCATACCAAGGGTGGCTTTGGTGGTGTGCCGCAAAAAGTCGGCAAAGAGTTTGCTAAGGCTGACAAAGGTAAGAAGTTTAAAGAAGGTGGTCTCTATGACAACATTCATGCAAAACGTGAAAGAATATCTGAAGGCTCTGGGGAGGAAATGCGAAGAGGTGGTAGCAAAGGTGCGC